TACTATTGGTCTAGAAGATCGTAAGAAACATTTCGCACACGCAGTTGAAGTATTGTCCGGGCACCATTAAAATAACGTATGTTTAATCATGTAAAGCTTGACCGTGAAGTCCCCAAACTACAACAACTGAACGAAAACGGTACACGATATTATGTGACCCCGGAGGGGAATAAGTACCCTTCTATCACTACCGTTCTGGCTGCATACAACATAGGTTATATTATGGAGTGGCGCAAGAGGGTGGGTGAAGAAGAAGCTAATAAGATATCACAAAAGGCATCTGGTCGAGGTACTCGTATTCATACTTTGTGTGAACAGTATATTGATAATAAAGTACCTGCATTTAAAAGTCCTTTAGATCAAGAACTGTTTAATAAATTTAAACCTACCCTTCATCGTATTAATAACGTATACGCTCAAGAGTTACGTATGTACTCCGATCATTTACGTATTGCTGGGACTGTAGACTGTGTAGCAGAATTTGATGGAGTATTATCTGTTATTGACTTTAAAACTTCTAAACGTCTTAAAAATAAAGCAGATATTGAGAACTACTTTATGCAATGTTCTGCATACGCTATTATGTTTGAAGAGCAGTTTAAGATACCGGTTGCTCAAACCGTTGTTGCAATAGCAGTAGACGATGAAGAGCCCCAGGCTTTTGTTGAGCGCAGAAATACTCATGTTAAACGTTTAATGTACTTTCGTGATCTATATGAGTCTAAGAAATAGTATTTTCGTAACCATTGCAAGTTATAGAGATTCAGAATTAGTTGCAACCATTGGTAGTTTATTGCGTAATGCCTCTAATACCAAATTAATTCGTATCAGCGTATGCCAGCAAGACGAACCGGAAAACTTTGTTCATTTAAATATACCTAATGTAATTATTAATCATTTTCACTACTCTGAAAGTCTCGGGGTTGGGTGGGCTCGAAGAGAGGCCAATCGCCACTACAACGGTGAGGGTTTATTTCTTCAGATAGATTCGCATATTGAAATGGTTAAAAACTGGGACATTTTAATGTTCGAGCAGTACGAGCTATCACTTTAATGAAGGTAGTCGTAAGTTAGATCCTGGTAGAACACATAAGACAAAAGTCAAGTTTATACCTGATACTAAAATTTTAGAAGGTGAAATGTTTGATTTAAGTTCAGATTTACCTATTAAAGCCCGTTACTTAAACGCAGGGTTCATGTTTGGTTGCGGAAAGTTTATGGAGATTTACCCCGGAGACCCAGATATTTACTTCTGGGGTGAAGAATTTTTAAATTCTATAGTTGCATATACTAACGGCTATGACTTATTTCATCCAAGTTTACATATGTGCTGGCATCATTACACAAGAGTAGCAGCCCCTCATCATTGGAGCGCTGAAGATGAAAAGCGAAGAAAAATTAAGTCAGATGAGCGCGATAAATTATCAAGACAAAAAGTTAATAATATTGTTACGGGTGAGGTTTCAAATTACCTCGGTAATGTTAGAACTTTGAAGGATTTTGAAGTTTACGCTGGCGTCGATTTTGAAAGTCAGAAAATTACAGATGAAGCCAAATCTGGTAATTATGTTGACGAATAAATTAAATAGTAGTGGATTTTTAGTTGCCTTTGAGCCATAATCCATAGGTGGGCTTTTGAGATAAGGGTATAAATAATGTATAAACTAAATTTTAATTCAGGTTCTTCTGTAACATTCTACAAGCTATTTAAGACATTAAACGATGCAGAACGATACAAAGAAGTTATTGGAGATAGATTCATCAGTCTCCAATTTATATGATCGTACGAAGTTAATCGAAAGTAGTTCTGGACAGGGGTGCAAATCCCCTCAGGTCCACCAGAAGTATATTAGCAAGCAACTAGATCCCAGAAATGGATAATGTTTTAGGAGAGTAGTTAATGTGCTTCTGACGGGCCTGTTCTAGAATCGACAGGGCGATAAGTACAAAGATGGACGATCCGACAGAGCTGTCGTTAACACTAAACAAAAGATAAATGCTAACGATGAAAAGTACGCATTAGCAGCCTAAACACTGCTTAGGGTTTCGGTAGGTTTCCTCGTAACAGAATAACCTACCATTTTCTAACACTCATACACACAAAGGAGATTATTATGAGTAACATGACCCCCTTCGAGATTCGTCTCGAACTTCTCAAAATGGCCAAAGATATGCTTGGTGACGACTACTACGGTAAGCGTGAAGTAATATCTAACGACTGGTCGACCAAGGTAGAGACGGCTAAACACGCCGGCCAAACACCTCCAGAGCATCCAGGCTACCCAGCCTATCCCTCAGAAATAGATATCATTGCCAAGGCGCAAGTCTTGAATGGTTTTGTTTCTAATATCCCTCAAGATAATATTAAGACTATTAGTAAGAAGTAATCTGAAGGTAGGGGCTCTTGTTAACTCAGGAGCCTCCTAATAAGGAAAACCAATGGTAAAAACTTTTAATCTATTTTTAAAAATAGGTCTTGTGGTATTGATGGTATTTTTAGTTACCAAATTTACCGCCAATAGAATCGACTATTATAATACTAAACAATATAATGGTACCCCAATTACAATGGAGGAAAGAGAAAAGCAGTTAACTTGTTTAGCTAAGAACATCTATCACGAGGCGGCTACTGAGCCCTTTGAAGGTAAGGTTGCAGTCGCACAAGTTACTTTAAATAGGGCAGCCTCTGGTAAGTTTCCCCCTGATATATGCGATGTAGTTTATCAGAAGAATGTTTTTTATGGTAAAGTGGTCTGTCAGTTCTCCTGGTACTGTCTGAACGGTCCAAAAGTAAAGTCTAGTGTTCATTACAAAGAATCGATGGAGGTGGCAAAGAAAGTACTTCTAGAAAACTTTAGATTACCATCGATGCATAAGGCAATGTATTATCATGCCGATTATGTAAACCCTAATTGGAATCTTCCAAAGATTAGTCAAATCGGTCGTCATATATTTTACGGTGAGAAAAATGGAAAAATTTAATCAAGTTAAAAATAAAGTATTCTCTTACTTTGAAGGCTTTACTAAAGCTACAGCCGATACGTTTGCATGGATTAGTATTGTGGTTTTAATCGGTGCAACCATTCCAGGCTTTATTGCCGTCATGGCTGGTGCAACAGATAAAATGCCCCCGCTGGATATAACATTAATGTTGTGGACGGGACTGTTGCTTTATTTTGTAAAATCAGCTATACTTAAAGATATGCTGATGGTAGTGACAATTGGTTTTGGTTTCGCCATTCAAGCAGTTATGTTAGGCCTTATTTACTTTGTATGACAGATGAACACGAACAACTGACCGATGCCCTTGTAATTACTAAACGATTTAGATCTCCTACTGAGTTTAGTTTATACATTGATGAGCAGGTATCGGCATTTAAGATAACCTATATGGATGCAGTTATTAATTATTGTAATGAAAAAGAAATCGATATTGATAGTATCGGTTCATTGATTAATCAGAAGCTTCGAGAGAAGATTCAAATGGAGGCCGAACAGGCTAACATGATTAAACCCCGAGGTCACTTACCTGTATGATTATGGAACCATTTGAAGTTTATCGTTATTATTTGGCATTACGCCTACATTTTACGACAGACAATTATAATGTGATTGAACAAAAGGGTCGAGTTCGTGCTACCAAGAACTCTTTCTTTAAACGTAAAGATCTTTTAGCTATTCGCCGTGTTGCTGAAACTTATTCGGATAAAGATATTGTAGACTTCTTGGTAGCTAATTTTGTGTCCGGTGATAGATGGGGCGGGGTATTTGATGTTGAATCAAAAGAACGCTACCAGGGATGGAAGAAACGTATAGAATCTATCAGTTATACGTTTAAAAAGGAGCTTGATAAAGCAGTAACATATGCCGATAAAAACGGTATTACTTTTGATAAGCTCTTCGAATGCAATAATGGACAGCACCCACCTATTGTAAAAATGTATCTTCGGAATGATATATCAATTGAGACTCTTGTAATCTTGAATAAGCTAAATAATTTTACTGATCAGTTAGATCAAGATCTAAAAGATGATTTAGTCTGGCCGGATACATCGAGAATTATCAAGAAGTATTCACCTTTTCTAGAAATTAAAAAAGACAAGTACAATGAAATTTACCGAAGAGCAATTGGACCTTTCTGACGCCCGTATTACGGAGATTGAAAAGTCTATTTGTATCATGCAGGAC